TTCGCAATCTGTTATTTCCCGTATATAGATGTAAAGAGCTTTCTTTTTAAATATTTGCAGATCGTTTCTAGTTTTAAAAATAGTTAAAACAGCATCTGCTATCTTCTTTTCTTGATCTTTTAAGAAAATACTATCCAACTTCTTATACGTCTCGTCTACCCAATCATCTATAAAGAAAGCTAATGTCTGTTTATTTATATCTTCTTTTATTTTATTTTCAGGTTCATAGGAATCTTCATAATCTGTAAATGATCCTATTTGTTTTAACCTCTTATAGTTTTTATTATTATAATTTATTAACCATCTCTTAACTATCGTTCCAAAGTAGGAATATGCTTTTGCTCCATTATCTGGGTCAAATTTCATAATCTTTTCTTCTAAGAGAACCGATACTATTTCATGTTTTAAATCTTCTATTTTATCTACATCTGTGTAGTAAAATTTAAAAGTATGTATAATATTTTCTGCTAGTTTATAAAAAGGAATATAGATATGATCAGTAAAGATCTTTTTACGGTACTCAATATCTTCTGAGATATTGTACTTCTTTATGTATTCTTCTGTTTCGGAAGTAAAATAGTTAGCTTTGCTTTTCTTTCTTGCCATAGTTTTCGGGGAGCATATACTGCTCTAGCTCAGTTTGTACGTTTTTCATTTGTTCGAAAAAATAACCGACCTCATCATCTGATTGAAATACCCCTTTCTCATCTAGGCTCTTAAGGTGCTTTTGTGAATCTCCTATTGCATTTGATATTCTCTGTAGATATCCTGCTTGATCAGCAGATATATCTTCATACTTCTCTAATTTAATAAGTAGATTTCTAGTAATATAAGATAAAATAATTATAATTCCAACTAATACTCCGGAAATTATATAAAATGTTGTAGGATTATACTCCATATTATAAGTTTTTTAACATATTAGACAAACCTTCTGATGATTTTACTGATTTACCTGTTGAAGATGTTGTCTTTGGATGTTTAGGTTTAGAGTTCCCGCCGTTTCTTTTCCATAAGTCGTATTCAACTTTAGAGGCTAAGAAATCGGCGGAATGTAATATTGATACTATAGAAGTCTTTTGTCTTGAAGACTCTACATTACTAAAGAAGTATGCTTCGTTTGCTTTATCGAATACTCCATCATGGCATCTAATAGCTAAATATTCTTTTTGATCCACTTTTATTCCAAATTTTTGTAGAATAAATAAAGATCTATCTGGGATAAGCATAAAATCTAAATCAGGATTGTAAGTATACATTTCTGAAAGTTTATCTTGTCTCCATTTATCGGTCTGAGGTATATAATTTGGAGAATCTCCATCTCCTATCTTACCTAAATCATGGAAAAGAGCTGAAAAGACTAATTGCTCTTCTGTAAAATCTATTTCTCCTCCCATTTCTTTATAGAGTCTCATCTGTTTTATAGCGTACTCCACTACTCTATTAACATGTTCTACATATCCACCAGCAAAAGCATTATGATACCACGTTTTACCGCTAGCAGGTGCCATTACATAAGTCTCTTCCATGTGTTTAATCATCTCTTTACATGCTATAGCACGTTTACCTAAGTAGGTTTCGATGATTTTAATGTGTTTATCGTAGTTTTTTTGTATTTGTTCTGCTTCTAACATAGTTTACCCCTTTTTTAATAAAAAATTAATAATAATTAATATAATTAAAATATATATTTATATAAGTATATAAAAAATAATATAAAATAATTAATAATAAAATATATTATATATCGAAGATAATAAAAATAATTTGAAAAGGCAACTATTCAATGATAAATTTTTCAAAATAACCGTCTTTTATTAGATTTTCTCCAATATCCCATTTTACTTTCATAAAAATGCTTATAGTATCACCTATCATACTGGGAGGAAATGGTCCAACTGTACGTCTAGATTTATAGTTACCTAAATTATCCTCCGAAAAGTATATCTCTGTACTCTGAACTACTGGAACTATAGTGCCTTCAAATTGATTTAGGTATATAGTAGTGTTATCATAAGGTATAGGCACCCCATCATACGTCCACAAACCCAGCCAAGGTTGGTATAAACTTATAGTAAATGCAATAGAATCTTCTAATACAAAATAAGAATCGGTATCAAACTCTGCTCTTACAACAGATATTCCATTATACCAATAATCAGGAGAAGTTTTATCTGCATAGACATCTACTGTAAAATACGGGTAATACTCACTACTCCAATCTAGTTCTGCATGGTAATAACCGTTACTATCCTTATAAAACATCGACTCTATATAAGCATTACAATCACCACTTTCACACGGGGGTGCAAAGGATTCTTTCTCGCAAGCGGTAAGGGCGGTTAAAATCAATAGCGTAGCCGCCGCGCGAAACGCGCGCAAGTTGCACCGCGATTTATTCTTTAATTTCATATTGTTTACCTATTTCGTTAATAACTTCTTTAGCTCTATCTAAAGGTACATGGAAAAACTCTTTCTTACCATTAACTCTAAGTTCATCTAATTCATCATGAACTAACTGTTCTACCTCATACCCGTTAACACAAGGGAAGGCGTACTCCACTATAAAATCAGTAGGAACACCAGTTGCTCTATTTATCTCTTTTACTCTTGCTTCAGGGTCTTGGTTAGTATACCCTATCTTTAACATATTAGGCATAGAAGGGTTAGATAAAGCATATACCCATTGAGCGTTAGGCACGTTAGTGGGTATCTGATAAGTTTGTTTCTTATCACTATAGTACGTTACTGACTCCCATCCTTCGGATGCTTTCTGAGGATCAATATGTGTAGTAAATGTATAGTATACAGCATTATCCAGATCTTGAGAGACTTTGATTAATCCTTGAGCTTCTTCAGCACTTATTCTTTTTATTCCCACAACTACGCTACTCTTTTTAAACTTCTATTATCCTCCATGTATTTAGACACCCATCCGTACTTATCAATACTATCTTGATAAAACTCATCATCTCCATACATAAAGTATGCATCTGCTTGATCTAACCATCTAAGAGCAGTCTCTTTATCTACACCCATAGACATAACATCCTCTATAGCCTTATTCTCCATCTCCTTCTCATACGCTACCTCTTCTTCTATAGTAACACATATATCATTCATAAACCTCTCTAACTCTCCAAATGAGAATTTACTGAAGTTATAACCTCTAGGGCGAATACCGTAAGCATCCTTGTATAGATCACTTACATACATTAAACATTCATTGAAATCTTCTTGACTCTTAATCGATATAGACATAACCTTTATTATTTATATCTAAATATACGAAAAAAAACTATGTTAGGCAACTATTTTAGTAACTATTTTAAAATTTATCTTCGATAGGAAGTCTTAAGCCTGCTTTTTTTAACTCACACTTTAAGATATACTCATGAGATAGCATATCTAAGAATCTTTTTACCGTAGCACACTGTTCATAGTATTCATTCTCAATGAAGACATCCATCATTTGTGATAATCTATCATCTACCTCATCCTTATCGAACGATTCTCCTATGGTATATACTGTTTCAAACTTATTGAAATCTAATCTATCTAAATACTTACATAGCTTAACAAAATACTGTAGCTGTACCTTATCTCTTACTTCGGCATACTCCTCTCCTTTTTTTCTAGTATATAGGATATCCATTAAATGCCAATTTTCCACACCTCTAACCACCATCCCTATAAGGACAAAAGGATTATCAAGAAGCTCTTCTACATTGTTCTCCTTATATACCTCTTCATCTCCTATATCGAAGATTGAAAACAAAGTATTTTTATCTAATGGTTGCATACATTAATAAATATCGTGTTAATTCTTACAATATCAAACTTAAATAACAAAATATACAATAAAACCCATATAGCAAAAAAATTGCCAAAAAATTTCCACGGGGTTTCTTGCTTTTTACCCAAAAAGTTCTTATATTATTATATAATACAAGTTTAAAGATATGTCGAGATTAGAAGAATTACTCTACTCTGCTGAAGAGCATGGTAAAAGAGAGGCAATTTTACGTAAGGTTACTGAGATTATAAAGGAACAACCTGCGATAAAGAGAGAAGATGCCTATGAGAAGGCGTATCAACAAGTAATGAACACGTAAAACATAAGAGTCTATGTTAGAAAGGTATATAAAGATACTTACCTGGCTGGTAATAACAATTATATCAGTACTATTGGCATTCTATGTATCATATAATTCGCTATATAAGTTAATTATACTAGGTGTATGGTCTACACTATTGACTATATGGGTGATAAAAACACCTTGGCCGGAGGAAAGAGAGGATAACTCTTCATAACAATATATAAATATATATTACTATAGTTAGAATTCTATAAGAATTATGCGAATACGTATGGCAGAATCTTGCAGACTACCAACCGGTAAGGGAACTATACTGTCACTGTTATAGCAGAGTGATATCGACATGCCTTCACCCGACCGGAAGGACTCCGTCGGGATTTAGGAAGGGCTTAGGAAGCAAGGTTAAAGGTTAGGTCTTGCTAGTATATTTGGTTACTATTGAATATAGGCCGTATAGAAAGAAGATGCCTAGTATTACCAGTAGAGTACGTAATGGATATATTAATATCTGATATAGTAGCTCATTGAATAGATATATTAAGCCGTACACTATGGCTACACCTATAGTGAGAGTCATCAACCCTATTACTACTTTGAATAGATTACGCATATACTTCTCTTTGACGTTTAATAAAGTAAGTGAGCTTATCTAGACAATATTCCATTGTACTTAGATCATTGTCACTCTTTGCTCGATCATATCTATCACTCCAGAAATTGATCTTTGGTTGGTACCCGTAGGTGTATTTGTTGTTTCGTTTCATAATATAACCTTTATTTTAATTTAACTATTTCTAATGCTTCGATGTATGATAGGTCAATACCTCTCTCTTCTGCCATCATCATCTCTAATCTTGCTAAGTGGTGTAATATATCTGTCATAACCTTTATTGCTTTATATCTAAATATACGAATAATAATTCAATTAGGCAACTTATTCTCTTATATATAATGAGTATAAAT